CTTGGGCTTACATTGCCAGAATACGCATGAGTGTGGCCAGCATCAGTAGATGTTGCTGTGTGCGTATGGCTTACAGTAATTGCATCAGCAGAACCACCAGTTTCTTCGGCAGTATCAAACAATGTATTGCTTGAGTCATAGCCAACCATGACGCGACCTGCGCCAAATGCTGTCCAAGTTCCAAATCCAAGCAATGTGCCGGGGTTTGTAGAAACAATAGCTGTATAGATTGCACCAACAGGGAATAGTGCCGATTTCACAGCATCAGCAACATCTTGCACAAAAGCAGTTGTAGCCAACTTTGTGCTGTCATCAGATGATGATTGAGTAACACCAGTTGTCCCGCTTGGCAATGATGGAGTGCCAGTGAATGTAGGAGATGCTAAGTCTGCCTTTGTAGCAATGGCTGTGGCAATGTTATTGAACTCAGTATCAATCTCAGTGCCTTTGACAATCTTTAGTGGGTCGCCAGAAGATAGGTTGTCCTTCGTGGCGAAATTGGTGCTCTTGGTGTAATTACTCACTTCTTACTCCTTAACTTACTTTGCCACGCTTGGCTTGAATCTCAATCTTTTGAATAGATAAAGAGGCTCCGTTGATAGTTGCCTCGTATCCAGTTTGAACCACTTTGCCAGAACCGCTTGCGCTTGATGTTAATGTTTGTAATGCAACGCCATCAGAATAGTATGCAACCACACTAGCATTTGCACCATATTCGGCAACACCATACTCATAAATTCCCTGAACTGGAATATATGTGTTTGCTGACAAATAGTTGGCAGAAAAATCAAATCCCCATTTCATTGTTACATATTGGTTTGTTCCACCAATAACAACAATTGAAAGGCGCTTTAAGATTGATGTGACATTTGCATCACCCAAATCAGCGTGATTGGTGTAATACTGGAAACGATACGAAGATGTGTCATCTTGGTATGTACTATATTTGCCAATATAACCATTCTTGCCAATCAGCAAGTCACCATTCCTGCGAGATAGCAACGATGTTGGCTCAATCGAATCCCATGTTGTCACACGCAATGACCCGTCTTGCAATTGAGTCCTTGTGTCAAAACAATAAACTTGCTCAACAGAAGGAAGCGTCAACAAATAGAAAGCCTCTTTCTCTGAGTAAACAGACTTAATATTTGATAGCGTTTCGCCAGCAACAATCTGCATTAGATCGCTACGCACATTCTTTGACAAGTCTCCCAATGGAGCAGACTTCTCAATAATAGTACGAGCAAAAGAGCGAACACCAGAGTTTGACAAGAACAGAATATCCTTGCCAGTGGACTGAATCGAGTCCCTTGCCAAGCAACCAATGCCGCCAACAGTGTCACTCAAAGACATGGTTGATGGCGTGGTGGCGTTGGCATACACAAGAATCTGACGCTTGCCAAAGATAATCAAAAAGCCATTATGAGCAGCCAAACCTGTGATCTCGTCAGCACCATTTGGCCAAACTCTGTCAACATTCAGCGTTCCAGCAGTACCAGTTGACCACACATGACCAGCCAACAGATCAGAGAAGTAAACAGTAGTCTTGTTTGTGCTTGAGTTAGCCACCCACAAGCGACCAAAAGCAGAGATAACAATGTCACCAGATGGTACTGTTCCAAGATAGCCTGTTTTCTCTGATACACGACGGTAAGTAGTTGTACTAACCGCAGGGTCGTAAATCAATGGGTCGTGTCCTGATTGGAAGAAATATGTAATTCCATTCAAAGAAGCACAAGACCAATTGCTTGCGGAGATGGTAGGTGCAGACCCTCCCCCCCCATATGTCAACTCAACAACAGCATTTGAGCCATCGAGCTTAAACAGCTTGTTGTTGCCAGCAAACAACACCGTCAAAGTGCCGTCAGATTGCACTAACTCATGGATAACGCCAACATCATTAGCGCCAAGGTTTCCAGAGGACGAGTTGACCTTTGACCAGCCTTTGCGAGAGCCAATGCGTCCATATTGGTCAATGATGCAATTGGTAGCAACCAAAGCAAACCCTTGATTCAAGTCCAAAGGCGAATCTTGGGTATTCAGCCCAAAGAAGCCAGGGGCTGAGATGCTAAAGGTTTGGATTGCTTGGCTCATACGGCATCAAATCCATCGTTATCAGGGAATCGAGTGCCTTCCAAAGCAATGTAGTCAGACAACATTGACTTATAGAGAGCATAAGACTCAGAAGAGGTCAATCCACCATCCTCGCCACGCTCAACCAAAGCACGAGCATAAGCATTTTGGACAACCAAAACATCAGGAACCAACACAACTGTTGACGCTGATGACAATGTGGCCTGTGGAATCGTCAGGAAAAACTTGAGTGTGTAAACGCCATCTGGGATAGGCCAAACAGTCACTTTTGTGTCGTAGCTACCATCAACACCATCAAACGCATATTCTGTTGGAATAGTGTTTACAGTGGGTGGGAAGTTCTGCTTGCGGTTCATATCGGCAGAGCCAATATTTCGCATGGTCAGATTGCTTGTGGTGTTCAGGACATTGGTTACTTGAAACTTCTGACCAGCACCAGTCAAAGAATAGCTTGCAGTACCGCTAGTAGTGCTAACAGTCAAAGTCTGACCAAGTACATTCCATGCAAAAGCATCTTCAATCTGACGCTTTGCATCGTTGACAAACTTGCCAATCAGGGTGGAATATGTTGTTTCTGTGGGCGTAGAGACAGTAGGCTCACGCAACCGAACCAGAACATCGTTAATCATTTCTAGATAGGTCATGTTCTTGTTAACCCCACTTCTTCAAATGTTCCGATAAATGTAAATGTGCTACCAGTCTCAGTCGTAATCTTGATTTGGTCACCCTCTTCAAGAACAATGTATGCGCCACCATCAAACAACAAATAAGCCTTTGAGCTTACTGTGTACTGATTAAGAATGTCGTAGGTGGTTGATGCGCTTGAGTCAGTTCACTGCACCGTGATGTGCTTATTGCTACCAGTGGTGTTATGGATGTACATAACACACATTCTGGCGTAATACCCAGTAGGAACCGTGTAGACGGTCGTCAGCGTTGCCGCTGTTGGGTTGACTGGGACTGATACTGGCCTCATTTCGCTTTTGCCTTGTTCCTTGCGGATATAGCTTTAGCTTTTGCCTTTGCGTCAGCCTTGGAGTTAGCACCCCACGCCTTTAGCGAAAGAAGCAGTCTGGTTGGTTCACCGTCCTTGTACTCAGGGCCGGGCATATTGCCCATCCGAGCCAAGAAACTTGCTCTACGGGGATTATCCCCTGATTTGACGGGAGGTTTTAAGTTCCCGCCAGTTGCCGCATTATAAGACGCTCTGCCCTTGGCATTCAAGCCGCCTTTAGGATTTTGACCAGCTTTTGTTTGCCAAGTTGGAGATTTCATTTCTTCCTCGCGGCTCTCATGTTGTCAACTAGGTTTGGATAAGGTCTGCCAGCCGCTTTTGCCATCTTCTTTGCCGCAGCTTTTTTGGCAGGAGTCAGGGGTTTTGGTGCTCCCAAGCCTTTGGGTCGCTTTTTATCCCAAACCTCTTTCATCACATACCCCGTTTTGCTTTGTTCTTCATGGTGCGCTGACCACGAGAAGGCATTGGCTTAGACTTGCCAGCAGAACTCAAAGCAATAGCAATCGCCTGTTTCTGAGGCTTGCCAGCCTTCATCTCAGAACGAATATTGGCGCTGATAGTCTTCTGTGAAGAACCTTTTTTCAGAGGCATGATTATTCCTTTGTGATTGGCCCACCAGATTTCCACGCATCACAAGTACGGGCCGAGGCACAAGTGAATTGGAATAAGTCGCAATATCCTAAATCAGCCGCCTTGACGAACTCCTCGTCATAGGACAACTCATTCTCGCCCTCATCCTTCTCCAAGCCACCAACAATGCACTCCATCATGGCGGGAGTTTGGATAAAAGCCGCACAATTGCCACATCTCATGCCCTTGATGGCAGAGGTAGGGGCGTTATACATCTTTGCCTTTTTCAGCCAAAAAGCGTCATTTGGCTCATCTGGGTTGGGTGGGCCATACCCATATTCCTTGAAAGCATGATTGCGATGCTTCAGGTTGACATGAACATCCTGTGTCGCCAACGGGCAAGTCTTTCCTGAAAGCAATCCTGATTTCATTTGAGGAATCTCCCGCCAATAAAGGTAATCAGACCACCAGCCATTGAAGCGATGGTCATACCCATCCAAAAGCCACCCTTGGACTTGTTGGCAAGCTCAAGCAATGCCTTTACATCCTTGGAAAGCTCATGGACTTCGCCTTGTAGAGCCTCAACTTGAGCCTCTAACTTGCCAAATTCTCTTGCGCTAATGTCGCTCATGCCAACACCTTACGAGGCCGACCTAACGGCTTTTTAAGAGTCAATGTCTGCCTTGTTCCATCCTCATTCTGCACCTCAATCTGGGCAGAAGTGTCCACTTCAACATATTCGTG